ATGAACGTAGATGAAGCAAGTGTGATTTTTACCGCAATGGATACACAGATGCACGTGAAAAATGTACGAAAACACAAGGGGGATAAAAGCATGACAAGAAACATGAAAAAACTAATTACTTCCTATAAAGCAACCAAGAAACAACTAAAGAGTATGTTAGCCCAAGTAACGAATTCGGATCAACGAGCTAGTGCTGACTGTGTACATGGTACTGATCAGGAAGCATTGCGTAGTAGTCTAGCTGCAAGCATTCGCGATGTGGAGTATGCGATTCTATGGCTTGAAACAGGCAGACAGCCAGATAATCAACGTGGCATTGAGAGACGATCAAAGGAACAGCGAGAGATTTTATTAGACCCTTTTAAAATGCAGAGCTATGTGACTCCGGGAACAGGCGGATGCCGAGTCGGTGTAAGTGATGCCGAACGAGACCTAATCGATTTCTATCTTCAATTTGTCACAGAAAAAGAACGAGAATGCTATCTGATGGTGCATGGAAGTGGCTTTACTCATGAGAAAGCTGCTGAAATGCTCTTTCTATCTCGAGGAAATATATCCACCTTGCTGTCCCGTGCCCAACAAAAAATTGAGTTTGCCAAGAATCTTACAGCTATCCTTGCGATGGCTGTTTTCTTTTTAATCAGCAGAGGTGCAAAAACCCTTAATTACGAACGTTTGTTTGCGTGGGGCAGAAGCCACCTATAAGTGTAAGGACCATTTGGCGAGGCAGTAACGGTTCAGCAAGGAGGTACACACCAGAATGATCCTGCATCCAAGATTACTAGGAGCAGTCAGAGAACAATTGGCTAACAAAAGGAAGCCGTCGACTCACCAGCAGCTATCAACAGAGAAGCGATCAACAGAACAAAAGGCTTATCAGACTAGGAAGCAGGTAAAGACGTATGAAGGGAGATCACCTCCCATATCCACAAAAAGCAATGAGCTAAAACCTTGCGAGGAGGTGCAATGAAAGATGGACAGAGATTTGTCCACACTAGTTGATTTGGTAGAGGAGGCATACCCCAATATACCGATCATCTCCCAATTAGGAGAGTGGATGAAGGGGACGTTTCAATTGCCATCCGCTTTTGTCATGACCCAAACAATAACTGAAAAGGGAAATAGCCTGACCAGCTACAAAGTGATTTGCGAAGCAACCATTATGCTGCACTATCCCTTGGAACAAGAAAAACATGTTCCGCTTTCTATAGCTGTCCTTCGAGATTTGTTACGAAAGCAACGTTATAGTTACCGTGGCAAAAACAAGCTCTTGCTTGACATTGACCCGAGCACTTTCACTGTGAATACAGAGAAAAAGGAACGGGCCGAAATTACGTTTCGCTATGAGTACCTCATGCCTGTACGAAGAGAGCAGGTAGATAAAATTACGATCTTTGATGTGAAGGAGGATGGACATGGCTAAATCAACAGGACAAACAAATGAAGGAACAGTGAAAAAAGCTCAACCGAAAAAGAACAACGAGCAAGCAGAGCTACAGCCTCTCAACACTACTACTCAGGAGGCAAAGCGCACTCGTCAGGAATGGATTGAGAGTGCACCGTTGTTGCAAGCAGAGAGGTTTGAAGTAGCAGGAGCGTTACATGCATGTACGGATCAGCAGGTAATAAGTGAAGAACAAGTACGACAATACGTATCTACATTTCGAGGAGGTAAGTAAGTATGACAATCCAACGTGAACGACCAGGTGTAAACGTAGAATTAAAAGCGAAAGCGCAGGAACGAGTTCTACCTAAAAGTGGTGTGGTACTTGTACCATATCTAGCTGAATGGGGAGCTCCTGATCAAGTCATTACTATGAAGGGCTATGAAGAGCGCGTAGCAGAAACCTTTGGACAAATCGGAATTTTAGAGTTGGCCGCAGAAGGAGGCGCTACTGTAGTTGGCTATCGTATGACGAACGGTAAGGGTGTCGCGGCTACCTATTCGCAAGAAGGTTCCTTTGCCATTGAAGCACGTTATCCAGGCCTAGTTGGTAACGAACTACAAATCTCGATTAAAGATTCAACAGCAGAATTAGGGAAAAAGGAATTACAGGTCAAAGGTCCGGTAAAAACAGAGAAGTTCTCTTTTGCAAATATGGACGAGCTAGTAACCAAAGCAGAACAATCCATTTATATCAAAGTGAAAAAGCTGGGTGACAAAGCGGCAGAAGAAACAACGCTGACGTCACTGTCAGGTGGAACAAGTGGCATCACTACTCTAGCGGCAAATGACTTTACCACTTTATTTAACTCCATCGCAGGTATTGATTTCGACGCGATGTATTTGCCGTCAGCTGATGCTGGAATTCAAGCAGCAGCCAAACAATTCATGGTTGATCGCGAGCTTTTCAGCAAAAAACGTAGCACGCTAGTAATCGGTGGTATGCCAGAAAAAGATAGCAACATGAACGAGCATGTAGAGCGTTCTGTAGCCAACAATTCTCGACGTGTCGTAAACTGCGCCATTGCAGGTCAACATGTGAACGGAAAGACCTATGGAAGCCTAGAATGGGCGGCATGGCTAGCTGGTATGATTGCCGCTACACCTGCCCACATTTCTCTGAGTGCACAGCTGGTTCCGTTGAAAAAAGCGACAAAAGATTGGGGACACACCGAAATTCAAAATGCACTTAACTCTGGTACATTGATTGCAGTTCGTGACGGTGACGTGTACTTGATTGAAAGTGCCGTCAATACCTTAACGACATTAAAAGCAGTAGAGCGTGAGGATTTTGGTAAAATTCGCGTTTCGATGACGCTCGACCAAATTGTTAATGACATTACCTCTGTGGGCAAAAAGTATAAAGGTAAACTGGATAATAACGATATTGGCGGTGCGACGTTCGTTGGTGCGGTTAAAACCTACCTTGAAGTGCGTGAAGCGCAAGGAGCTATTGACCAGGGCTGGATTTTTGAAGATAAGAAAAATGGAATTGGTGACAAACGTGGTTTCCGCCTAGCAGCCAAGCCACTTGATGCTATTGAGCTTTTCGATATTGAATGGGAGGTGCTGTAAGCATGCGTCAAAGCGATATTAAATTAAAAAATTGTCAGGTATACGATGAAAATGGTGATCCAATCTACGGTACATTGGAAGGGAAAGCTGTCCTAAAAACAGAGTATGGTGACGTAAAACGTCTTCAAAAGGGCTCGGTACAAACCATTGACTCCTGGCATGTAGAGGTTACTTTAAAGGTATCATCTGTTAACGCCCTGCTCAAATATTTTTGCGTGGATCAAATTACCGAGGGCAAAACTCCTGTAATTCCACAGCTTTTAGGCGAAATGATCGATAAGGAAAACGGTAATACAGAACGAGTTCGTTTAACGGATATCTATCTAAACCCAGAAGAAATCACATTATGGGAAGCAAAGGCGGACGGAAACGATAATGCGACTTATGAAATTAAGGGTCGCAGTAACAAGAAGCCTGATTACCTTGATAAATTACCAGAATATACAGAAGAATAGGGGGACTTTCCATGGGGAAATTAGAAAAATTTTTAGCGCAAGCAAATGAAACAACACCACGTCATGAGGTAGAAGTCAGCATTGATGGTGAGGTATGGAAGGTACGTCAGCTTACCTTAATGGAAGGTCGTATTTGCGAGCGAGAGGCAGATAAAGGTGATAAATTCGACTGGTATCGCTATAATGATGCTCGCATTGTGAAGGCGACCGAACACGACTTTAATTGGAATGATCCAGAGCTAAAGAAAGCGTTCAAAGCAGGCGACAAATTTGAGCTTCCCGGCAAACTGTTTGACCGCAACCCAGACGCCTATGCACTCCTTTTAGAAACGGTACGCAAAGCAAATCAGGGTCAGACGGAAGAGGAAGCGATTGAAGAAGCAAAAAACTAATTCAATCCGACGCGGAGGCTTGGCATGTAGCGAAGGCTTATCTGCATGGCAGAGGTCTCCCGGCGGAAATTGTTGAATATGAAGTGGATCGGTATAAGCAAAAATTATTTATTATCGCATGTCAGATCATTGAATTAGAGGCGGAGGAGTGATATCCTCCGCCGTTTTTTTATGATGGAAAGATGTAGCATGAACGGAGGTGAATGCAATGAGCAACGATATGGTAGTCGAGCTCCTTTCCGTCCAGAAAGAGATGTTCAAGGTAAGGCAGGGCATGATGGCATGGAAAAGAGATTCGGTCTCGTTACAAGTAGCTTGGAGACAGATGGGACGCGATTTTTTACGAGAAGCTGATAGAATGGAACGGCGTATGAAAGAGGTACGTTCTCAATTACAGCAACTGGGAACTTCTGTCCAAGCCAAGCTTCGTGTGGAAATAGATGATCAGGCGACACAAAAGATTTCGCAAATGCGCAGTCAGTTTAGTCAACCCGTGGTGGTGAGTGGTGGAGGTAGCGGTGGAGGTAGTAAGGCTAGCGTCATGGACCCTATGGTTGAATATTTAATCAACTCCTATAATGACGCAATACCTGATTCTCAGGCTGCAGCTAAAGAACGTGGATTGTTTATGGCACGAGGAAGGACTGAATTAGAAGGTCAAGAGTTAGACCGCAGTGTAGCAAGAATGACACAGATTAACCCTGAAATGATGAAAGAAGAAGCTACAGCGATTTATAATCGAAGCGACGAGGTAAATCCAACCAATAAGGGTGAATATGCGGAATTGGCTGCTAAATTAAGCATGAGTACCGGTTTTACTTCTGACCAAATTATAAAAATAATGGCTCTCTTACGTGAAAGTACAGGAGTTAATGATCCCCAGCGTCTCGCTAATTCTCTCCAATACATGAGTACTAATATGAAGGATTTTAGTGATGATTTTGTTTCCGCAATGATTAAAAATACATCACAATTAGGTTTATTAATGGATACCCCTGAAAAAATGGCAATGCTAGTTGGCGAGATCGGTAACATGGGAATAGCATCAAATGGGCTACCTTTGGAAGCTTTGAAGGATCTGGCTCTGAAAATGTCTACCCAAGGTGAGATGAGCAAGTTCTTACAGCGGGGTTATGAAGCTGATGGGAAAAGTCCTGACGAAGCCAAAAGATTAGCTGCAATTGAGTCCAAAGAAGTAACACAATTATTGCATTCAAATAACAAAAGCGACAATCAAATGGCTATGGGGCGTATCTTTATGAATATTGCAGCCATAAAAGATGATAACGTCCGTCAACAGATGCTAAATGAGGTAGGTTCAGGCTCCGGTAAAGAATTATTACAATATCTAAAGCCTCTTATTGATAACGCAGGAAAAATCTCTGCTGGTTTAGTAGCTAATAAAGTTGCTGATAATGAAGCTGAGAAATCATATCAGGCAGCAAAAAATCAGAATCCCTGGTTTGAGTATATGCAGGCGCAAAATGAAGTACGATTAGCGATGACAGAGTTGGCGGGAACAGTTGCAAAAGATCTAGCTCCAGGTTTTAAGCTTTTAAGTAATGGTATTTCTTATGTCACCCAGTATTTCAATCAATTACCACAGATCGTTAGAGTAATGATAGAAGGGGTAGTCGTAGCTTTTCTAGCGAACAAGGCTAAAAAGGCTCTACAGAGCGAACCAGGTGATTCAAAAAATATTACAATAAAAAAAATCGATGTGAAACCAAAAATCACCATCCGAAATAAGGTAAATGTTAAATTGCAAGACAAAAAGAAAGTCATTTGTCAATGTAGTTGTTCTGGTGATAACGATATGGGTGGACAGCAACGAAAAAAGCGGAAAAGCCCGAAAGGAAAACGAAAGGGTAAGTGGAGTCAGAACAAACGTGGCCCCTCCAAATTCGGCGGAAAAAACAATGGAGGAGCCAGCAAATCACCCAAAAATAATCCAAATAACCCAAGCAATCAGAAAAAACCATCGAATCCAAAAACTCAACCTAAACCAGCCAAACCACTTTCTCGTAAAGCTACGCTCCCTACTACAGCTCCCAAAAAAGTTGGCAAGCCAGCTACCGGTTTTGGAAAACTAAAGGACATTGGTGGCAAAGCTTTTGAAGGGATAAAAAGCTTCGGTGGAGCCGCGTGGGACGGATTAAAAAATCTGGGCGGCAAAGGCTTTGATGGGGTTAAATCCTTTGGAAAAGGCCTGTTGAAAAAAATTCCTTTTGTAGGAGAAGCCATGGATCTCGCTTCATTAGCTACGTCTGACAATAAACCGATGGAGCTATTAAAGCTAGGTGGAAGTGCCGGGATGAAAGCCGCAGGTACGATGATTGGTGCCACAGTTGGCTCGATCGTACCGGGATTAGGAACAGCTGTTGGCGGAGTAGTTGGTGGATTTTTAGGTTCGGTTGGTGGAGACTTCCTCATGGAAAAATTGCCTGATTGGTTTGGATGGGGAAAAGAAAAGCAAGAGACACCTCCTGCACCAGTGCCACCCGCACAGCCATCGATTCCAATTAGTGATGATGCTAGTCAGATCAAATCTATGAGAAGAAAACCACAAGATACGTTAGCTATAACACCAGCACCGCCCGTAACACCTGTAGCTACGAATGCGGTAAATAAGAAGGAATCAGCTCAAAATCTATCGGTAACGGTCTCAACTATGCCCATCACACTACATGCAGATGGTGTACTTCAGGATGTGGTAGGCATGATTCGATTATTGAAAGACCCTACCGTTACGAATGAAATAAAGCGTATCATCGAAACTGCTTTCGTCAATGCATTAGAAACAAGAGGTGGAAAAGCATGATTCGTATGCAGGGAAAGTATCGGCTGACGTTTCCCGTAACCCCAGCAGAGGTGCAAATAAAAGGCTACGGAAACGATGCAGAAACATCTACCAGCATTTCACTTGTTACCAAAAACAGACTATCTGCTCATCGAGCGAAATCAATCTCCTTTGATTTTTGGCTTCCAGGTAATATAGAGTCGCCTTTAATTGAAGTGGAAGGCTATCAGGGACCGCGTGAATGGTTAGCAGGCTTAGATCGTATCTCAGGGAAAGAAGTTTTGCTCACGATTGACGAACTGAATTTAGCTTGGAATGTATTGATTGGACCTGTAGATGGGACGTTTAAAGGAATGAATGTGGATTATTACGGGTCGATCGAATTGCCTATTTTTATCAAAGACGAGTTTGTAGAGTGGTCAAGTAACAAAGAGCTTCTACAGCCACCTGTGATCATGGCAAAGCAACAAAAAGCTCGTGCCAACACCACAGGAAAGACAGCGAAGAAACAGCAAGCAAACCCATATTTACTAACACCAGCCCAAAATATGATTCATCAGGATAGAGAAATCCGTAGCAAACAGCTCAATCGTATCCAAAAGAAAAATGCTGAATTTAAGAGCAAATCCTAGGAGGGAGCGGCTATGCGTGTCATTTATGGAAAAGATGCTACCCGACTGGAACTAACACCAGCCGTGACGGATATCTCCTGGTCTTCTTCCAGAGGACAGATCGCTCAGTCGTGTCAGATTCAACTGCGCAATCCCCCGGTATTAGCTGCTGCTGGCTATCTCATGATGTTTCCTAATGAATTAAAGGAGAGCGAGCAGCTTTTTCACGGGCCCTTAGTGGAATGGAATCGGGACGAAAAGACGAAGGATGTGAGCGGGACTGCATATGAGCTTTCCTGGTATTTACAAAAAAATGATTGCTCAAGACCCTATGTAAAAGGAGATGCAGGGAAGGAGCTGGAGAAGATTATGAAGGGGGCAGGCATTTCGTTTCAATGTCCAGCCTTTGGATTTACCGTAAAGGAACGGCTCCCTTCCCAGCCGTATACTTCGTTGTTCACCGATATAGCAGAGAGAGCCTTTGAACGAACAGGACTTCGTTATTTTATCCAGCATGAACGAGATAAGCTGATTGTGCTAGCGGAGGGAAACAATCCCTATGTCCCTGTGTTTCAAGCTAACATGCTGGAGGCAAGCTCTACGGGAGAAAGCCTGGAGGAAGTGTACACGGCAGTAACGGTAGAACGCTATGAAGGAGATCGGGTGGCAGGTAAAGTCACGAAGGAACATAGTGAGTTGATGAAAAAGGTAGGACGAATGCAGAAAATCATTGATGCAGGTGAGGAGAAGAATCTCACCTCTTTGGCGTCCAAACAGCTTGCTACGTTAGCTAAAATACCGCGAACACGCTCCATAACCGTTCGTCACACAAACTCACTTATTGCTAGATTGCGGGCAGGCTGGCTGGTGAAAATTCAGGAGACAAATGGACAACAAAGCAGTTGGATCGTGACCTCCTGCAATACGCGGTGGAAAAACAGGGAGTTTGTGATGGACTTACAACTGGAATGGAGAGGATAGGGATGCAACAAGCAATTAATAGATTGTTTACCCAAGCAAGAAGTGGCATTAGTGATACCCAGATCGAATTTGGTACTCTACAAAATGATGCCCCAGTGGTCATCAAGCTAGATCAGGACCCCACGCCATTAAAAGAGGAAGAGGATGATCTAGTATTTTTCAAAAATGAGCTATTTACACAACTTCAACTGGGGGCGACCTATGCCCTGATGCGGTGTTCCACGGGGCAATATCTGGTACTGGGTGAGGTGAAATAAATGTTTCCTGCTTTAGAGAGTAATGTAGAGCTGACAGATGCTACTTCCCCGATACCCTGGACATATAAATTGGAGTGGACTACGTTTCAATTTATCAAAGGAACAGATGGTCGACATGTAAAGACCAGTACTTATGCTGAGTATTTGGAAGAGATTGCGAAAAAAATTCTGCATACCAAGCGCTTCCAATATGCGATTTACAGCGATCGGATTGGGGTAGATTTTTTTGAGCATATTGGAAAGCTGCCAAAGCATGTGCCCTTGGCTCTTATCAAGCGTGATGTAGAGGATGCGTTGGAAGCTCTTTCAGAGGTTGAACGAGCAGAGGTTTTGGACATTAGGTATAGAGACAATCGGATTGCCCTGAGGCTAAAAATTGAAGGAGTACGGGGAAAGACTAAGGTGGTGGTGGATATTTGGAAACGTTAGAGAAACCGCAAATGCCGATTCTTCAAGAAAGCCCAGATCATATTTATCAGCGAATAGCCAATCGTGCGATTGACTATGCAAGAGAAAATGGACAATCTCCTCCTGCTACGGAAGAAGGAGAGATTTTTTATGATTTTTGGTATCCGTTAGCAAAAGAAATTTCGGAACAACAACAATTATCTCAATATAGTCTTTTGCAGGCGTTTGTGGTTTGGAGTGATGGAGAGTTTCTGGATGCCCATGGATATGCAGAAGGAGTAGATCGGAAAGAGGGGGAGGAAACAGAAGCTTATCGGCAACGAATTCTCCATAAAAAGAGAACTGAGGAGGGAAGTGGACGCGCAGAGGACTATATAAGGTGGGCTTTAGAAGTGGAGGGAGTTGGTGGCGCAGTTGCCATTGAACACGAGCGTCATGATGTATCGATTGATTTATATCTGACTGATTTGAAGGGTCATGCTGTTACATTAGAATTTGCTTCTCTCTTACAGAATCAACTGGAGCCAAAACGTATTGCAGGTCATGATTTAAAATGTTTTCCTGCTGAAATTTTCAACCTTAATGTGAGGGTAAAGCTTCAATTAGATGATGTATCGAAGAGATCGGAGATAACTTCACTTATTACAAATCGAATTCAAGAATATATAAAAGGCAGCACTTTCATTGTTTATCATTTGCTAGGTGCACTATTTTGGGTTGATGGCGTAAAGGACTATTCAAACTATACCTTAAATGACGGAACAGAAAATCTTAGTAAACCAATAAAAGCTGTACCGTTTGTTAATTTGGTGGTTGAACTATGATTCCTATTCGATATCGCAAGCAATTACCGTCATATTGGTATGATAACGAAGTAGCTAGGCTCCACTTGGTGTCAACAGAAGAAGAGATTTTGTTTCAAAACAATAAAATACAAGAGCTGGGAAATCAGTATCTTTTGCCTTATGCTACCTTTGGATTAGATATATGGGATTGGATATATTTTGGAGACAAACGGAACGGTACAGTAGAAGAAAGAAGAGAAGAGATACGTAAAAAGAATGTAGCAAAAGCCAATTTTACATTAGATACATTATATGTATTAGGCAGAATGGCAGGAGATCTAAAGAAAGTTACAGAGGATTTCACTAATAAGGAAATCATATTTGAGTTCTCAGGTTATCGATCAATAAATCTGATGCAGCTAGCAGTTGATTTTGAAAAAATACGACCTGTTCATGTTCTGAAAGAGAAAATCATTGCAAGTAGTCATGGAGGGATTACCTTTACATCAGGTCCGACAAAGTTTTATGAAACACAAAAAAGGGATTGTGGTGCTTTTTTTAGCGGAGGAGAGAATGATATATGCTAACTGACCATCTATTAGAGGGACAGGCAAATGCCTTGGAATCTGCTTTTTATTCGGCAGAGGTAGAACTGGATGATAAAATCGTTCCTGTTAGTTTATTGAAAATACGACAAAGTGTTGATAAAGTTACTTTTTTGATCCGTCTCTCAGCCTCCATGACAGGAATAGTAACGAAATGTATTGTAAAAGATGTCAACGGACAGGTAGTTTGGGAAGATCGCTTGCAAATGGAGAAACCTAACCGTGAAATAACTCTTAGCATACCAATCGAACTACAATGGAAGGCAGGTGAATAATTTGGCGTATGAAAAACAGCTCCACATCAACCGTCTTGTTGATCGCCCCAACACATACGACTTTCATCAAAATGAAGACGGTACAGTTTCCATTATCCCTGCGTGGGAACAGATTGCAGGTACGCCTGTAGATGAAATTCGATTGAACTACATCGAGGAGGGGATTTATGATGCCCACTTTTTGATTGAAAAAGCGAGTCGTCGTATTTCCCGGATTGAAGCACATTTAGATATTGATAGCCGAGGAGTATCAGGAGCACAGGCAAGGTTTGCAGATACCTATGATGGACAAATAGACCCTGTTTTACAATTGGATGAGACGAAAACCTATGCCACAGCAGCACTAGCCTCTAGTGTTTCTACTGTGGCTATTTCTGTTGCCTCAACAACAGGCTTCATGGTTGGGCAAGAGGTAACAATCTGTGACGATGTAGCTTTTGAGAACCAAACGATTACAGCGATTGGATCAGGGAAGATAACCCTTTCTAAGCTGGTCAACAGCTACAAAAAAGGAGCCATGATCGCACGATCAACAGTGAATCGAGATACAGCTGTGCAGAAGATGAGAATCGGTGGTTGGAATACACATACGATTACGATTACGCAGGTATAAGGAGGGATGAAAATGTCTGCAAAGACAGCACGGTTAAACCTTTCAGAATTTGGAATTAGTAGTAGTTCCACAACTTTTACTAGCAAAGTAAGTACACCAAAAATACAAAACGTTATTGAGATACAAGTATCCCCTTCCGTTAAGATGGAAAAAGTTAAATACATCATGGACAAAGCAAAACAAGAAGTTACTGTCACTTTAGAGGATGTCCCTTACACACGGAGTAGTGTTAATACCTATAAATATGCGAAATACGACCAGGCGGAAAAATGGAAGACGTGCTGGTATAGCATAGATGGCAGAGCACCTTATAATGCTTCAAAGTACGTTGGCCCAGACGAAGCCTGCCCTCTCTCACTATCTTATACTCATTATGATTTTATCTATACTGTCACGATCGTTTACCAGGATAACACTGCTCCAGAGTTAACTTTGAACACTTCAAATAATTGGGTATTAACGGAGGAATTTAGATACACAGTTTTGGGTAAAGCGACGGACGTTGATAGTGGAAACTCTGTTACAATAAAGTGCAAATTTAATAACGGAACTGAAGTAAACATCGGGTCAGGCATATCTGATGGAATAAACCCGATCTCATTTTCAAAAGATTTCATTTGCCGTGGGGGCCGTATTTACAACGGTTCCACGGACGTTTCAGGGCTGTTGGCGGAAGAAACTACTCATACGCTTTCTGTATGGGCTGTAGACGACCAGGGAGGAACATCTGAGACTGTAAAACGATCCTTTACAGTCAAGCACAATAAGGCTCCTATTATTACTGTTGGTACTTTTCCTGCTGTCAAATCCGGTCTGATACCACCGGATTCTATTACTTTCTCAGGTACTTCATCCGATCCAGATGGAAATACCATCACGGTAAAAGGGAAGCTAAACAGCGATACAGAACAAACACTACTTAACGGTGTTACAAGTGGTAATTGGTCTTATACATGTAAGGTGAGTGATCTTAAAGCTGGGGCTAACACCGTGACGATAACATCTACAGACCAGTTTGGGTTATCGACAGTTAAGACCTTCAATGTAAACAACGCCGTAACGGAAACACCCATGAAGAAATCTGTTGCCCGTTATAAAATCCTAGCACCAAAAGGATCAGCTAGAGAAATACTTGCGTGGTTAAAGAGAGAAAAAGGCAATCTAGTCGTTGATGCTGAGACATCCTTTGTAGATAAAGGACTGCCAGAGCAATATACAGCTATGATTAAGGAAAGTGTTGATCTTACTACTTCAATTTCAGAGGATGAGTTGCTTGGAGCTGTAACTACAGCAAAATCCGACGCTATGTTCAAGCTTACATTGAGCAGGACCAATACAAGCACAAATGAATCAGCCGTCATGCTAGTGGGGGTGATTAGCTAGTGGAATATATAAAAAGAAACCCAGACGGGACACTTGGTAACATGGTAGAAACACCTGGGCATCAATTTCTATTGCCTGAGGAATTGATATCTATTCTGGAGGCAATTGTACAGTTGGATAAGCAGAACGTGTCGTCCCAAGAGACAATAAGACAGCTAAATGATCGAATTTTAGCTTTGGAAGATGAAGTGAAATTAATGAAAGCAGGTGAGAAACAATGGTAAAATTATACATGATCCCTGTCTATGCATACCTAGTAAAGTCAGGCGAATGGGCAATAGAACCGGTAAAAAACGCACAAAAAATTCTACCCGAAGCATACAGGCTGCCAGTGGCAGAATTTTTAGCAGATCAAGTAAATAAGAAGTAGGAGGCGCCTCTCATTGATGAGTAGGCGTTTTTTGATGGGAGAGCCGGTTATACGGCTCTCCAATTAACAAGGTGGTGATAGAGATGCCAGAGGTAAAAAAACCATACATGCCGCTGTTACGCGAAACAGCAGAAGAGATTTACCAACGGATGTATAATCGAGCGAGTGAACTTGCTCAAGCCCGTGGTGAGAGGCCACCTTCTCCAGAAGAAGGCGAAATTTTTTATGATTTTCACTACCCACTCGCTTTAGAAATATCCGAGCAACAACAATTGGACGAATATCGTTTTTTGCAATGGTACTTACCCTGGGCGGATGGAGAATTTTTAGACGCCTGGGGAGTGTTTTTAGGTGTGAAGAGAAAAACTGCCGAGCCAGATGAGCTGTATCGCCAGCGATTGATTGCTAAGGCTGGGGAAGAGGAAGGATCAGGGGCTGAGTATGATTACAAGCGTTGGGTGAAGGAAGTACCTAATGTAGGCGAGCTGTTTATCTGGGGTGAGGCACCAAACACAGTCCATATTGCGTTAACTGACCAGAATGGGCAGCCAGCCGATGAAGCTTTAGTAAAAAATGTAACGGAGCATCTAGCACAGCCAGATAAGCATAGTTTAAACGACAAGGTAGTGGTTCAAGCTGCGAAAGCATTAGAGATAACCATCAGCGGAGACTTATTGGAGTGGGAGTCTTCTGTATCTGTGGATGAAATAAAACAGCAGATACAAGCTGGCATTGTGGAATATATCAATAAGCAGAGCAAGAAGATCCTTTATTCTGAAATCTATCGCTTGTTTAAGGTAGCTGGAGTGATAGATTATCGGAATGTTTTGCTCAATCATGCTCAGGAGAATATCGACTTCACTTTTTCAACCATACCGATTGTGAAAAATGTGACGGTGAGTACGCCATGACGATGATCCCAGAAAAATATCGGGCTATGTTACCTCCCTATTGGTATGAGAATCAGGTAGCGGTGCACCATTTTGAGGCAGGAGAAGCAGAGAGAGCGTACCAACAGACTCGGAAGCTAGATTTGGAACGGCAAACGATGATCACCACAGTTACATGGGGACTACCGTATTGGGAGTATATGTTTCAGGTTACTCCCAAGCAGGGTGATTCCTATGAGACACGACGTGCACGTGTGATGGCAAAATATCGGGAGCGTTTGCCCTTTACGCCAGCGCTGGCAGATAGTATTACCAGACTTTTTATCAAAGAACAGGCAGCTGACCAAGTTCTCATAGAGGAAAACCCAGGTACAGGCTATTTCTATATCTCGGTACCTCTGTGGTCGATTTATGACGTAGCCTCTTGGGTACATGATATTCATAAGCGAAAGCGGGTTCCGCATGTGTTTATGCCGCAGTTGGCAGTGTCAGACGGGATTGTGTTTAGTGAAAGTATTACAATCAAGCAGAGACGTTACCACAGGGTACATGAGTTTCGAGCTGGTATGACTCCTCTTAAAGATCAAGACGAGGTGGTGATTTGATGGATAAAGCTTATTTGGAACGAGTTGCAGAGGATTTAGAGAAACGAGCCTCAAGTTTGATCTTAAACAATCAAACTGTTCAATTGAGGTCTGCCAAAAGAGAGGGAAGTAAAATTGTTGTTATAACGGAGCCGGTGAGCGGAATCACGAAAGTATCCTCTTTAAAACTACTAGACGAGGCGGGCAATCTCATAACAGAAAGAACGGCTAATGTGGATGTATTAAGCGATCAATCGTTGGAATTCCGATTCGAATTTGAAGTGAAAGGAGCGAAATCTGATGCCCTACAATCCTAAATTAGATTGGAACTATGACGATCCTGTCATGGAAACGGATATCAACCGGTGGGAAAAAGGAATAGACGATGCACACAAGCTACTGGAACAGCACACCGTGGCTATTTCGGCCTTGCAGATTGACGTGAAGACGATAAAAGATGCGGTGTTTAACAACTTCACGGACAACGTGTTCTTTGAAAACTTCGCAACGCTTAATGACATCACGTTAACAGAAGGCTGGTATGACGAGGCTAATAAAAGGCTGGTGGTTTTGTAGATGGCAGATCAATTGATTGCAATAATCCCCTCTTTTTCACTTAGTGATAGTAAGAGCGAATACGTTCCCGTAGGACCTCCGGGCGGAACTCCAATTAAATGGTATTCTGAGCTAGATGTAACACTTACTTTTATTAATCCTAGTATATTTAAAAAAACAGATGGGTCTTTTTATGTACGAAGTGATATACGAATCAAGCATAGACCTAATCAATACTATATAGTTGATGGGGAGACAAAAAAAGAATATTCAGATGCAACTTTACAAGGATTTACAACAATCAGGGTAGGATCAAGCCCAACTTACCCCATTGATTATAGGTCTCCCAACGGTTATTCGGAAAGTGCTTCAAAATACACTAAAGACATTTTAGTAACTCAGGAATTTATTTTGGATAAGTATTCTAAAGAAATAAATATATCATTTTATTCTCGACACCGAGCTGATGGGGTGTTTTCGGGTACAACTTATATGGCAGATTGCTACCCCTTTGCAACGAAAATAGTTAAAGTTAATGCACTACCTACGCTCACGCTTACATCAAACAACCAAACCTTGACCGAAAACCAACGCATCAACATCGGCTCCAACGATTTTACCGTAAACATCACTGCAAATGACGCCGATCCAGACGATACGTTGCAATACCAAGTCAAACTAAAAAACGTGGTCAAAAAGGCTTGGACAGCGATAAGTAAGAATCAGCCTGTTAGTTATACGTTTAAAAACGCAGATATCACGGCAGGAGTAACGCCGTTTACGGTATCTGTTCGCGATGATAAAGGGAACCAGACGGATTTTAACGGTTATCTAGATAAGTCTTGGTTAGTAGAGGATATTACCAGCAGTGTAGAGATACGCGGAGCAAAACTTTATGAAATAGGTATGTTGCGTGGGAGCACTTTTGGCTCAACTAAATCAGAAATAAGAAGGCGTTCTGACGGGTCAATTTACTTGTTGTTGTCTTTTACTTATCGATTAAGTCCAAAGGATTCGAACGGAAAAGACTATCCTCTTTATTTTGAAAGAATTACTCCATATCCTGAAACGTACCATCCCAAAGCAAGTAGAATCGTAACCACCGGAGGAAATATTACAAAAATAGAACACACGATAACCGGAAACACCATAACTTTTTCTGCTGACATTCCTCCAACTCTTATAGGAAAAACTATTACTAATTTACAAAATGATTCAGAACATTGGACTCCAACACAAGAATTTTTCTCTAATGCCAATTATAGTAGCTTTACATCTAGCGATGCTCGCTTTGCATTAAAGAATAATATAGTGATTAAATCATCATGGTTCAATACTGCACCAACATTAAATGTTGTTTCACCGCCTGACAACCAAACCCTAACCGAAAACGCTACGTTAAACATCCAAGGCACCGCATCAGATGCCGACAAGGATAACGTAGTCACAATTAAATACCGCATCAACAACGGCACCACAAGGGCGTTGCAATCCGGAGTATCCAACGGTAGCACGCCTCTTTCTTTTGCCAAAACGCTAACCTTCCGAACCAAACGCCTATATGACGGCACCACCGATCTTACAGGCTCTGATTTAGCCGAAAACACCGATCATACCCTAACTATTTGGGCAGAGGACGACCAAGGCGGTAAATCCACTGAGGTAACCCGCAAGTTCCGAGTTGTCCACAATCGCCCTCCTGTTATCAGCGGTCAAAACGTAGACCTCGGTGTGTTAAGCGCTATCCCGTCAAAAACATACACCGTCACAGAGCCAGAGGGTGACGCGTTTACCATCAAAGAAAAAGTAAACGGCAAGATAATCCGCACATTCGCTGGGACTGCTAGCAAAGAAAACACCGCAACAATCCCACTGGACACATGGTTACAGCTCTCCTTAACAGCGGTGCACACCCTTACAATCGAGGCAACCGACAGCAAAGGCATGACCTCGATTCGGACGTATACCTTCCGACGATCAGCAGACAAGATAGCATTCGCTCTAAAAAAACCATTCGATACAGACATCGCTGCCAAACGCATTCTAGTGACGGTTGACGCGACAGTTCCTGCCGGTGCTGATTATAAAGTCGAGGTGTGTAACAACGCGTTTGACGAGTCGCCAACGTGGGAAGATGCGACCAACCATGTCAAATTCAACCGAGGCTTTATCTTCACCAACAAGGAAAAAACAGCAGAAAAATGGGGCGTTAGCTTACGTTTTTCTTTCACCAAAGGAACAGCAGCTGAGCCTGTTATCGTAAGAGGATTCGGAGGTGCATTCGATTGATCCTGACTAAACCAAAAGCATTATCTCAAATCCAAGCTGATCGCGAACAAAAGGAAATATCTCCAGAGCTGGTAGTAGCCTATGAAGCTATTGCACAGCTTTATGAAAAAATAACTACTCTTCATGAAGCACTCGATCAATGGAAAGGAGGTGAAGAATAATGGTCAAAGAATACATGATTCCCGTCTATGGATTGCTTGTCAAAGCGAAGCGACGTTCCATCGATTCTCTCCCCCAAGATTATCAAATTCCTGTAGCTGAGTATCTATCAAAACAAAACGAGGAATAATGGAACGCCTGCTCATATCGAGTAAGGCGTTTTTATTTCCTCAAATCTGCAAGCCTCACCCAGTCAGGGCACCTTTGTAAAAAGAAGGTGCTCTTTTTTTTATTACAAAATGCGTCAAGGAGGGAAAATGGCATGGAAGAGAGCGTAATGAACGCATTGCTCCAACAAGGTCCGTTTGCTGCTCTGTTTGTCTGGCTGTTATTCTCTACCAAAAAAGAGGGGAGAGACCGCGAGACTCGATTAGTGAAACAGGCTCAGGCACGCGAGGCTAAGCTCATGGAGCATAATGAACGCATGGTGATTCAATTGGAGCGAAACACGTCAACGCTACAGCAAATTGAACGAAGCCTATCTGGTTTGGAAATGGAACTGCAAGAATTAAAAGAAAAGGTAGAATAAAAGGAGGATATGCGTATGGCGAAACCGATTTTAATGATTGATGCAGGGCACGGTGGAATTGATCCGGGTGCAATTGGGAATCAGATGCAGGAGAAGGATTTGACGTTACAAATTAGCTTGTACCAGCTACAAAGGTGTAGAGAGTTAAATCTTCCTGCTGCTATTACTCGGACGACAGATACCACACTTACCCCATCCCAGCGTACTACGGTCGTCAAACAAAGCGGGGCCACCTACTGTATTTCCAACCACATCAACTCAGGTGGTGGGGAAGGTGTGGAAGCCATTCATTCTATCTTTACTATCAATAAACTAGCAAACGCTCTAGCTCAAGCAGTAGCAGCAGAGGGACAAAAATTTCGTAGAGTATACACACGAGTAGGCGCAGATGGGCGAGACTATTATTTCATGCATCGTGAAACAGGTGCAGTAGACACGATCATTATGGAATATGGATTTATTGATCATGCTGGGGATGCCCAAAAACTAAAAGACAATTGGAAACGCTATGCAGAAGCAGTGATCAAGGCTTTTTGTGGGCATATTGGTCACCCGTATTCTCCTGCTATAGAAGAGCCTAGCGATGATTTTGAATTGGCTGTGGATGCTCTCGTACAGGCAAAAATCATAACCTCTCCTGATTATTGGAAACAGAATGCCGTCCCTAATGGAATTGTGGTTGGTGATTACGCTGCCCAGCTCATTAAAAATATGGCAAACTATCTGAAAGCGGGTGCTTGAGTGAAGGAACAAGGAAATATACCGTTACTGGTTGCTGGGATAGTCGGTTCCATCAAGCTACTAGCTGATACACTAGGATACCAAATCATTACAGATGAACAGGTGAATGCCATTGCGAACGGTGTTTCGGCCGTGGTGGCTATTATTGCCGTGTTTTTAAATAATAGACAAGAAAAACAACAATAGAATCATGCACTCTATCATATTTTTTTATCATCATGAATGGATTTGACCTAGTAAAGCCTTCCAGCAGAATGTTTAGCTGGAAGGCTTTTTTGTTTTCTTCAGGTACCATTCTTCAGGTACCATATAGGGAATAAAGGTAGCATTTTTTTCATCACGATAATAAGCTATTCTCTCTTGAAAAACTTGCAACCAGGTTCTATCTTTTGTAAAATAAAAATAAGAACATACATTCTGATATGTCTTATAATTCTCCATAACGAGGTACATATGCAAATAAAACTAGCTCATCCGTTGATGGCCCAAGAGATCGCACTATTTTTTCATGAACATATCGCTGAAAATTCTGATTCAATTGCAAATCGTGAATACTGATGTCCAGATGGGGCTAGAGCAGCAGTCCGCAGAAACCAAGTGCTTGTGGCGCTAGAAGGAGATGTGATTGCCGGAGCTCTTCGATTTTATCCTAAAAAATCTACACAAACCATATCGCTTTATCAATTTGCAGTTGCTAAAAACTATCGGGGCAAGGGATTATTGTATACCATGCTACAAAACCTTGGTGATTATCCTATCGAGGTGCTTTGTCCAATTCAGGGCAGTTTAAATACCTACTATTCTATAAAGGGATGGCAGTGTAAAGGTCAGAATAAAGGCTGTAACCTTTGGCAGTGGAGCGTAGGAGCCACATGTAGATAAGGGTTCTTTAGCGCTCGATTCTTATAGGATCAAAGAGAATTTGTATCACTGTAGAGCCTTTGTATACCTGATTCCTGACTAATCAAAAAAAGAGTAAAAGTAATCTAACTTCACACAATATCCCTATACTCATTGCAGAGCTGAATGTAGTGACAGCTCTGCGTCTGTTCCCTATTCTCTTTTTACTAGTATAATGTTCTACTCGACATTAGCGAGCTATTCCTCCAGCCATTCCGCAAATCGATGACGGCAGTAGAAAATCATGTTCATTTATCTGCCTAATCAAACAACATGAAAAACACACAAAATATTCTTGTTTCTACTCATCCTTTTTCTCACCTAAAATCTCCAGTACAATCTGCCACTTTCTAAGCTTATCCTCCATGGTCTTTATGTAACGACTAGGTGTAGGACTTGTTGAAGGTAATGTCAGATAGAGACGATCGTCTGAAAAGCCACGATATTTTTTATAGCTTTGATATGCTTTTGTACCATTAAATAAAACAGCTTGGATAGCCGGATATTGTTCATATAAGCTGTCAAAATCATTAATCTTTTCTTGTTTGATCGCTGAATCGAGACTACCTTCCCGCTCGCAATTTTGTATAACATCCCAGAGGGCAATCCTTTTATCTAATAAAAACGCCAGACGCTGTTCATATGAATCTGAAATAGGTTCTTGGAATAGTTCATACATAATGGGCCAGAAATGATTACGTGGATTTCCATAATACTCATGTTTGCGTAATGAGACGGCACCAGGCATACTGCCAAGGACTAGGAGTGTACAGGATTTAGTAATAACGGGTGGAAAAGATTGAAGCATGAGGCAAAATCCTTTCTGTAGGGACGGATGTAAAAAATTTATTCTTCTCTTTACTAGTATCAT